ATCAGATTCTATCCCCTGCTCTTCCATGTAATCGAGCGCTGAGGTGAGGTATGTACCACCACCGCATGGAATCTCAAGATCAAGCAGCTCTCCACCGCTTACAACATCGTGATGCTCTTCGACACCAGTGTTGGTGAACAGAATGGTTGCACCATCAGTTGGCTCAAGCTCATCGATAACAACAGCCATCTCTTGCAGAGTACTCTTGAACACTTCGCGGTTAACGCTGTAAGAGATATCACCAATTAAGGAAACGTGCCTAAGTCGGCCAACTGTTGCGGGAGTAATAACGCCCATCACGCTGTAACGTCTACGATGCATCTTAGAGAACGTAACATCGCCGCCAGTACCTGCCATGTTGAACAGGTCAGAGAACTCTTCTGTCCAGCTCACATGGCCAGTATGTCTATGCTCACCAGCCTTGACTGCCTCACTAACACCAGCACCCAAGCCAATGTCTTTGTGAGTGCCTTGATCGATAGCATCCTGTCTATCTTTCAATGCTTCGCGCAACGTATGATCAGCTTCGGCCTCGTCCTCACTCTTGGCTTCGGCGATCTCTTCTGGCGTTCCTTCATACTTCGGCTCAAGGCCATGTATGTCGTGACCATCATGCTCAGAGACAACAGGCTGCTGCTCGTCACCTTCGCCCTGTCCACCGCTAGGTTGACCGCCGCCTACTGATGGGCCGTCCCCCTCGCCTGAGTCACCGCCCTGCTCGTCACCTGCTTCTGACTCGTCAGCAGTAGGATCGTTTCCGCACGTTGGGCAAGTATCACCTTCGGTTGGAGCCGCTGAAGCTCTGGCCTCAGATGGCAATTCAGATGCTGAGATGGGAGCGCCGCAATCAGGGCATGACTCACCTTCACCTTCACCTTCACCTTCACCTTCACCTTCACCTTCGCCTTCACCTGATCCTTCACCTTCGCCTGACTCGTCACCCTCACCTTCCTGCTCACCTTCCTGTTCGCCAGCTTCCTGCTCTTCCTGCTCCTTCTTCCACTCAGGATACTTGTCAGCGTAAGCGTCATCAGCTTGCCAGTCGCGCCCATACTTATCATCAAGAATCATGCTATCGATAGGCTCGAAACCAAGGGCGATAAGATCATCATTAATGATCGCATCGCATATCCAGTTCCAAAGTTTATGGATGAATGGAATCGTGCTGCCAGCAACTATGCGGAAGTAACCTAACAGTCGATATGCTTTCCCGCGCAGTCCATGCTTCAAAACTATATGGACTACTTCATGCGCGAACAACGTAGCACGTTGATTGTCATTCGGAAGCGACATAAAGAAGTTCGGATTCATATAAATATAAATACCATCTGTTGCCGCTGTCGGAATTTTGTATGTCCAGATAGTGAGATGCTTAACGACATAACGCCAGAAGAAAGGCGAGAGCGCTTTCATAATTAGCATCGCAGCCATAAAATTATCCGACTCTTCTGTTAACGCAGCCTCTGGATCGTTTGCAAAATGTGGAATTGCTTTTGCCATAATTTGATTACCCCTGTAATGATTCAAGAATTGTTATCAGGCGAGAATTCGTACCGATAAATTTGGAAGCGCGATCACTGTTCATGATGAAGCCGCCCTTCGTAGCTACATGTAACACCTGTGCAAACAACGAAACGCGCAGGTCTTTGCGTAGCCTGCTGATGTAGCACAACGCACCCTCTGCTGTTGCTGAGTCCTTAACAGCAAACAAGGCAACACCGCCAGCACTGGCTTGAGCGCCTGTGTCTGTTGGCACTGATGCCTTCTCAGGATCGGCCATGATTTCATCAGCCGTGGGTACACCTTCGTTCTTGAGCCGAATAAAATCAGCAATGGAATTTGCACCTCTAACACCGAGTCGAGCGGCAATTGCTTTTTGCATAGCAAAGGTCAGTTCAGTGGTGTTGTTCATCTCCCAGAACGTCTGGAGTGTCTGCGTTACCATAAAGAAGGAACGAAAGGTCATGTGCGACTTGTCTTTCTCCATGTCAGAATCCCACGGCGCTGTCGCCAGATTTTCAATAACGTACTGAGTGAAAATCGGAAGTACATCTCTCGACTTCAAGAATTCCTCGTAGCCTTGCAGGGCTGGAACCGTATAGCCTTCCATCTCGTAGTAGACAACCCTGTCACGGTTCATAGAAAGCATGGCAGAGGCTCCAGCTTTATCCCCTTGCCGATTACCCGTGATAACGACACACACGTTCGGGCCAGCATCAAAGCCGCCCAGTGTATTCTCGTTACGGTAGTACAGGGAGCTGAGGGTCTTTTGTACTGCGATATCAGCCTGCAACGCTTCATCTAACACCAGCAAGATTGCTTTGGCTTTCTTGCCATTGGTGCTTGCATGCAATCCCTGTCGCGCCCGTTCGATTTGGATCAGCAAATCGGGAATACTGTTTCGGGTGCTGATCTCATTCTCGTATCGCTCCAGCTCAGTTTCTTTTTGCGGAATGCCCATTCCAATAAACTCAGCAGCATCACGGCCAGCACAGCGACATACAAGCAACGCAACCTCATCGAGATCACAGCCGTGGCGATCTGCCCATAACTGTCGAAATGTGGTTGTAGCATTGGCTGTTTTCGCCGTACCCGGAGGCCCAACTATGCAGATTGATTCCTGCATCTGGTCAGGATGGGGGCTATCTTTATCAACTGTATGCATGTGAACTTTCGCGTTAGCGTTCAGCTCTGCAATAGTGACAAGTATTGGTTTATCATTATCTAGATTTTCATTAACATGTGGAGTCATAACATCTTTCCTTTGTTTTCATATATGGATTAAAGAATGTCTTGCAACAGACCACCGATAACTAGCTGAGGGTCATTGGAAGGTTGGGGTGCTACTGGTGCAGCTTTCTTGAGCCGTCTGAGATTCGCTGCTGTCTTCTGGGCAGCATCACAGGCATTGCTTTTCTTGGTGAGGCTAGAACCCCACTGCGTGGCCTGATCAACATTGATAACTTCTTTGTCGATCATGTCAGCAATACTGCGTAGCCTGATGTCACCATCGTAGCCAGTAGCCAAGTTACGCAACTTGGAGCTGGCAATGTGGGCATCGTCAATAACGGTCTGGTGCATTCTGGGATTCTCTTTGCTGAGCTGAGTAACAACTTTCTCAACTGCCTCAAGAGCGGTATCGAGCGTATCGCTTTTTGCCGCTTCCAATTTTGCAGCGAGCGCATTGTTAGAAGCTGTGACAATTTTCCCCATCGTGCTAGTTGGGACGCAGCCATAACGCGCCATGTCCATCGCCGGAATTGGTTCGGGATCATGAATGGTTATGTAGAACTTTGCTGCTAACTCATCAGCAGTAGGCAGGTGTCGTTTAACTTCACGAGTCCATGCCCCATGAGATGGTAACGACTCTTTAACGAATCGATCATACTCTGGCAGGAATGTAGCCAGTGCTGTTTCGGCTACTACTTTCTGCCTTGCCAGCTCACCTAGTATTTCTGGAACCTCGCCAACAAAGGCAAGTTTCTTAGGCGGCATATAGCGTATGCCAATCTTATCAAAAATGGTTCGCACCTTAGTGTACTCAGACACAACGGCGGCCAGCTTTTTCTTGTGACTGCCTAACAGAGGAACTATGACGGTAGCATTATCAGCGCCAGCCTGTTTGGCGGCGGCGTTGCCAGCTTCTTTTAATTCCTTTCTGCCTAAGAACAGTCCGACTGAAACAGACAGGATCATGAAGTTGGCTGCTGCCATCTTCACCGCATCCGATACCGCATCAGTGTGGACGGGTTTAGCTTTGGGTTTAGGTTTAGGTTTAACTTTCATATCGTTTTCCTCTGTGTAATTTGTTATCTACTATTGGTTGGCATAGGCACTGAGCAGGGTTACTGTCCGGCCTAGTTCTGCGGTGACTACTACCACCGACTTGTTGATGTTAAGAAAAATATTTTCCTTGCCGAAAGCTGGGCGCTTGTTTCCATTCTCAACGGCGTCAGCGATCTGCTCATAGGGCAGTTCACGTTCGCGCATGCGTTCCCAGCAGTGATCAGTAACTGCGTAAACAATCTTCATTGTGCTTTCCTTTTTGCATGTCTAGAAAAAGACATAATAGAAGACACTATTAAAGTGTCTTCGATATGGCTTCTTTTATTGAAGCGCTCATTTTGCAACTCGTTGGGCATTGGCAGGCTCTCGCGCGATCAGTCATGCTGCTGGGGCAGCTAGTGCAATCGATCTTCAACGCTTGTGATGCAATCCTTTGCAGCTTCAACAATGCTTTAGTATGTTGCGCGGCGGTAACCGCACTCGGTGTATCCAACCTTTGATCTACATTCAGTCTCACGACTGTGCGTCACATAAGGAGAGAAGGGCTTACTGAACGTGCCTTCTTTTATAGCTTCCGAACCCAGAACTTTTAAACCCGTCTGGTAGTAGACTCTGGTAGAACGCCGCACCCTGCGGGCTTGAGTCTGAAATCCCGTCCAACTTCGTTTGGGATTTTCTGAGGCGGAAACCCCCGGATGCCCCGGGTTGCCAGCAGAGCTGACAAAAATAACATTTTACAGCAGACATATCAAGGATAAGGACAGATTAATTACAGGGTACTCAGGACGCCTGCTGTGCCACGTTGCTACATTGTCAATGATAACGGGTGTTGCAGGTGATAACGGCGCTGGTATCAGAGCTGGTGACTACTGGTGACATGTCAGGGACAGAGGCGTATTATCGGCCAATACCAACACGGGGATTCACACATGAAACCAACTGATTCTGGAATGACAGGTAAACAAATGGCCTTCGCGCGTGAGTGTGCTGAAGGCAAGCTAACGAACAGTGATTGCTACCGCAAAGTCTATGACACTAGTGGCAAGCCAGCTACCGTACAACGACAGGCTCACGCACTGCGTCACAACGTCAAGGTCGCGACAATGATCGACCAGCTAATCGAGGCAAAGCAGAATGCTATTAAGGCTAAGGCCTTGTCCGATCGAGACATTACACTTTCAGCAGTACGACGATGTCTACTCGGTGAGATAACGCTCAACACTGATCAGATAGCCTCGGCTAACATACTCGCTAAGGCGTCAGGTCTCTTTCAACATGTACAACAGACAGAAGTCATCTCATCGTCCGAAGAGATCACTGCGATGTTGGAACGTAAGTTATCTGAACTCGAACTTACCGACGATGAACTGCACTGATCCATACGTTCGGTGTTAGGTGACAGTCACATGTCTCACCATATAACGTCTGGTATAAGGTTTCCATACGATAGCTGTGAGGTAGCAGTGCAGTCGGTTATCACCTATGGCCATATGACGCACGTTAGCCATACGATGTCTGTTAGCACAATTCCCCTAACAGATGTCACAGGATCACATAACAGGTGTCATGGGGTCATCAGTCATATACCACATAACGAGTGTTATGATCGTACCCCCCCCTGAGTCAGTAATCGGTTCGTTATATATACATACTATTCCGCTCATATAATTTCCAACTTTTCAGTAAACGTAACTTCTCACACCTCTTTCGTGATCTGTCTTACTCCTTTTTTGCAGGGAAGTGCCAATCCGAATATGCCAAAAAAATTTTTTGCAAAAAAAATTGGTTTTAGTAACTTGTAACTCTTGACTTGTCGGTGTCAATAGGTACGATATGCTACAATTATCGTATTTCCGACTTTAGCAAACGAGTATTCACGTTACGATATATAACGAGGTTGAGGAACTGGAATTTTTCTGGGATGAAAAATTCAGTTATTAACAGTCCGTTACCAAACGTACCGTTAGTTAACGTATAGGGAAATATATGGCTTTAACTATCGATTCATCCCTGAAGGCCCGTATTCATGGGCTTCCTGTAGACCGTCAGAAAGAAATCCTTGATATGCTTGACTCACTGGACACCGCCAAACGGCGGGAAAAGTCCCGTGGGGGGTTCTTGGATTTCGTTAAACACATGTGGCCCGCCTTCATTGAGGGGCGCCACCACCAGATTATGGCTGAGGCATTCAAGCGTATCGCTGATGGCGATTTAAAGCGGTTGATTGTCAATATGCCGCCACGGCACACCAAGAGTGAATTTGCCTCTTACCTGTTACCTGCATGGTTCTTGGGTCAGTATCCTGACAAGAAGGTGATCCAGACCGCCCATACTGCTGAGTTGTCAGTAGGATTCGGGCGCAAGGTGCGTAACCTCGTTGATGACGAGGACTTTAAAAAGGTTTTCCCAGAGCTGGCATTAAGGGCTGACTCCAAAGCGGCTGGGCGCTGGAGTACCAATCAAGGTGGCGAATACTTTGCTATCGGGGTTGGGGGAGCTGTTACTGGTAAAGGTGCAGACCTGCTTATCATTGATGACCCTCATAGTGAGCAGGAAGGTCAAAGTATTGATCCCTCGGTATTTGACAAGACGTATGACTGGTACACCTCCGGCCCACGCCAGCGTTTACAACCCGGTGGCGCTATTGTTATCGTTATGACACGGTGGCATATGCGCGACCTGACAGGGAAGATAATCAAGGCTTCGACTCAAAGGGAAGGAACCGATGAGTGGGAAGTCATTGAATTCCCTGCAATTATGCCTTCGGGCAATGCCTTGTGGCCTGAGTTCTGGAGCCTCAAGGAGCTGGACTCACTCAAGGCCGAGCTTCCCTCGGCCAAGTGGAACGCGCAATACCAGCAGAATCCCACCTCTGAGGAGGGGGCGCTGGTGAAGAAGGAGTGGTGGAGGACATGGGAGAAGGATGACCCGCCCCAATGCGAGTTTGTGATCCAGTCATGGGATACCGCTTTTCTCAAGACCCAACGGGCTGATTACTCGGCCTGCACCACATGGGGGGTTTTCTATGCCCCTGATGATGAAGGCACTACCACACCGAACATCATCCTTCTGGATGCTTACAAGGAACGCCTCGAATTTCCTGAACTCAAGAAAGTAGCTTACGAGATGTATCAGGACGTTAAACCCGATGCCTTTATCGTTGAGGCCAAGGCAGCGGGAACCCCGCTCATATTTGAGTTACGGGCAATGGGCATTCCGGTCTCTGAATTCACCCCCACACGGGGCAACGACAAGATAGCGCGGGTAAACGCTGTTGCTGACTTGTTCGCATCAGGTATTGTCTGGTGTCCTGAAACCCGGTTTGCCGAGGACGTAATTAACGAATTCGCGGCCTTTCCGGTAGGGGAACATGACGACCTTGTAGATTCATCGACACAGGCATTACTCAGATTCAGACAGGGTGGTTTTCTCAGCCTCGGCAGTGACGAGGCAGATGACGAACCAAAACTAACACGCAAAGCAGACTATTACTAAAGGTCAAGATTATGCCAAGATATTTTAGAAGCACTGCCAATAAGCCCGGTAGTGGAGTACGCAAGGGATACCGCCGAGGCGGAAGGAACCTGCGCGATGAAGAGGCACGGGTTATCGGGGTACAGGACAATGCAGCAGATGAGCTACGCCGGGTCAGGGCCAGACGGCCACATGATGCGGCTGAACGCAGGGACAAACGCTCCCAGTTATCACGGGTTGGTTCCCGTGAGCGTAATGCCCGCGATGAGATGGACAGACTGCGCGGCTATCAATATGGTGGCGCTATAGGCAGGCAAGCTGCTGCTATGGGGCCAGCCATAGCTGCTGGGATTCCACACGGAGATGATCCCGGTCAACGCTATCGATCCTTACGTCACTATCTGGGAAACCGGAGGGGACGAGGCATGCAGTATGGCGGAGCCATAGGCAGACAAGCGGCGGCTATGGGGCCATCTATTGCTGCTCGCGCTAATAACCCAGATTATCGTTCTCTCCGTCATTATCTGGGAGCCACCAGAGGCTACCAGTACGGTGGAGCTATCGGTAGACAGGCCGCTGCTATGGGGCCATCTATTGCTGCCGGGATTCCGCATGGTGACGATCCTAGCCAAGGTTATCGATCATTACGTCATTATCTGGGAAATCGTAGAGCCAGAGGATATCAGGCCGGTGGTGAGATTGCCCCGGACATGAGTGAGGTTGATCGCCGTATAGCCGAGCTGGAGGAACTGGCTATAGCCCAACAGCT